TAGATTAACTGATAAAATATCACGTTTAAAAAACCTATTAATTAATGGTAAATCATTTGTTGAAGGTGAAGGTATACAAGATACATTTATTGATATCGCCAATTATGGTATAATCGGTCTTTTGGTAGGTCGAGACAAATGGAAAAAATAGTTTGGCTAAAAAAATTCCAAATATAGTTAAGGAGATTAGAAATAATCCCCCATCGGAAATTAATTTTGCATTTCAGAAGAATATATCTTATTCTCAAATGTCAATATTTAGAGGATGCCCTCATAGGTGGAAACTACAGTATAAAGATAAAATCAAACGATTTACATCTTCTATACACACTGTATTTGGGACTGCGGTTCATGAAGCGATGCAACATTATTTAGATGTATCATATGAAAAATCATTTGCAGCTGCAGATAGGGAAATAAACATGAAAGAATACTTCCAGGAAAAATTTATTGGTGAATATCAAAACCAATATAAAAAAAACAACTCAGAACATTTCTCAGATGCAGTTGAGATGAGAGAATTTTTTGAAGATGGAATAGCAATATTAGAATGGTTTAAGAAAAAACGCAGTGCTTATTTCAATAAAAAAGGTACATATTTAGTTGGTTGTGAGTTGCCTATTGTAGTGGCACCAAATAAAATGTTAAATAACGTATTATATATGGGGTATTTAGATGTTGTCACATATCATGAGGGAACAGATACATTCAAGATAATTGACATTAAAACCAGTACTAAGGGGTGGAATGAATACGCTAAAAAAGATGAAGATAAACAATTTCAACTTTTATTATATAAACAATATTTTTCTGAGCAGTATGGAATACCTTTAGATAAAATAGAAATTGAGTTTTTTATACTAAAAAGAAAAGTGTTAGATTGGGATGATGATAATTTATTATCACCTTATCAAGCACATAGAGTACAAACTTTTACTCCACCTAGTGGTAAAATAAAGTTAAATAGAGCTAAAACTGCGATTAGTAGTTTTATAAACGAATGTTTTAATTCTAATGGTGATATTAAAGACACCATTTATCCAAAAACACCTTCAAAATGGACTTGTACTTTCTGTCCATATAAAGAAGATACAGAGTTATGTGGAGCAGGATTAGATTTTTCGTAGATTTATATATAGTATAATATGTATAGACAAATATAATGTTATTAAAATAAAAATTATGAGCACAAAGAAAAAGATGACACTAACGAGTGTTAAAGTTCAAAGTGATTTATTTAATGATTTCAAAGTAGAATGTGTTAGACGAAAGTTCTCGTTTCAAAAACTTGCAGACCGTAGTTTATTCTTATTCCTTACTGATGAAAACTTTAGAAAAACAATTACGAATCAAACAAACATCGAACTTTAAATTAAATGAACATGAATAAAAGTTTTGAATACCTTCCAAAAGACCAAAGGAAGAAAATAGTTGTAATATGTGATGACATAAGAGTACATTCAGGTATAGCAACTGTAGCAAAGGAAATTGTTATCCACACTGCACACCATTTTAATTGGGTAAATGTGGGTGGTGCTATGAAACACCCAGATCAAGGTAAAAAATTCGATATATCAGCTGATGTTAGTTCTAAGGCAGGTATTGAAGATGCTTCTGCTATGATTTACTGTGTAAATGGTTATGGTACAGAAGATGAAATATTAAATATATTAGCAGCTGAAAAACCAGATGCATTATTATTAATAACTGATCCTAGGTACTTTATGCATGTATTTAATATGGAAGACCATATTAGAAAACATTGCCCTATAGCTTATTTAAATATTTGGGATGACTACCCAGCACCTAGGTATAACCAAGCATTTTATGAATCATGTGATTTATTAATGGGTATTTCTAAACAAACGGTTAATATTAATAAGTTAGTCTTAGAAGATGTTGATAACAGTAAAAGAGTATTCAAATACGTACCTCATGGATTACACCATGAAGGTGAAGAATCATATCACCCAATTGCAGATGATGATGCTGAAATGGTTGAATTTAGAAAGGGATTATTTAAAAATCAAGAAGTAGATTTTACATTATTCTTTAACTCAAGGAATATTAGACGTAAACAAATACCAGATACAATGTTAGCGTTTAGAACATTCTTAGATGGATTGCCTGATGAGGAAGCACAAAAATGTAGATTTGTATTACATACAGAAATATCAACTAATCACGGAACTGATTTATTAAAGGTAGCTGAATTTTTATTTGGTGAAAATTATCCAAACGCTATTGTATTTTCAACAGCAAAACTACCAAGAAAATCACTAAACTTTTTATATAATATAGCTGATGCACAAATATTATTAACTTCAAATGAAGGATGGGGATTAACAATTACAGAAGCAATGTTAGCTGGTACACCATTTATTGCTAATGTAACAGGTGGAATGCAAGATCAAATGAGATTTGTAGATGAAAATGGAGAATGGTTTACACCAAGCCCTGAAGTACCATCAAATCACAGAGGTACTTATAAAGAACATGGCGAGTGGGTATTACCTGTTTTCCCAACTAGTAGGTCAATCCAAGGTTCACCTCCAACACCTTATATTTTTGATGATAGATGTCGTTGGGAAGATGCAACAGAAAAAATACAAGAATTGTATGGATTATCTCGTAAAGAACGTAAAGCTAAAGGATTAAAAGGTAGAGAATGGTGTTTAAGTGAAGAAGCAGGATTTACAGCCAAATATCAGGCTCAAAGAGTACTAGAAGCATTTACTGAACTTTGGGATGTTTGGGAACCAAGAAAATCATTTGAAATCCATAATGCAACAGAATATAAAGGTAAATTTTTAAACCATAAATTAATATATTAATGAATAAACCAAGTTTTGTAATAAGTTGCCCATACGACACTTATAGTGGTTATGGAGCCAGAGCGAGAGATATTGTTAAGTCAATTATTGAACTAGATAAGTATGATGTTAAATTATTATCACAAAAATGGGGTAATACACCTTTAGATTTTTGTGCTGAAAATGATGAATGGTCTTATTTAAATAATCTAAGAATACCAGGTATCCAAAATGGACAAAAACCAGATGTTTGGATGCAAATTACAATCCCAACAGAATTTGCCCCAGTAGGTAAATTTAATATTGGTTGTACTGCTGGTATTGAAAGTACTGGATGTGCTGCTCCTTGGGTTGAAGGTTTAAATAGAATGGATATTAATTTTGTATCATCAGAACATAGTAAAAAAGTATTTGAAGATATTAAATTTGAAAAACGAAATAAACAAACAAATGTAGTTGAAGGTGTAGTTAAGCTAGAAAAACCAATTGAAGTTATATTTGAAGGATTTAATGAAGATACTTATAAGTATTTAAAGCCGAGTGAAATATCACTTGATTTAAGTGAAATAAAAGACCAATTTAATTTCTTATTTGTAGGACACTGGATGCAAGGTGCTCTAGGACATGATAGAAAAAATGTTGGTGCTATGATAAAGTATTTCTTTGATACATTCAATAATAAAAAACAACAACCAGGTCTTATATTAAAGACATCAATGGGTAGAAATAGTTATTTAAGTAGAGAACAAATTTTAGATAAAATATTACAAATTAAAAAGGTTTATCCTTCTAATACAAAGTTCCCTAATGTTTATTTAATAAATGGTTCGTTAAGCGACCATGAAATGAATGAATTGTATAATCACCCAAAGGTTAAAGCCATGGTTAGTATAACTAAAGGAGAAGGATTTGGTAGACCATTATTAGAGTTTTGTTTATCTAAAAAACCATTAATAGTATCTAGTTGGTCGGGTCATGTTGATTTCTGTCAACCTGAAAATACAATAATGTTAGGTGGTAATTTAGAAAATGTTCATGAATCAGCTGCAAACCAATGGTTATTAAAAGAAACTAAATGGTTCCAAGTTGATGCTAACCAGATTAAAACAGCATATAAAGAAGTATTTAATAAATATAAACAATATGCTATCAAAGGGAAAAAACAAGGATTTTATATTAAAGAAAATTTTAACTGGACTAAAATGAAAGAATTAGTAGGTAAAGTTTTAGATAAAAATATACCTGATTTCCCAAAACAAGTAAAATTAAAAATGCCAGCAGGCAATTTACCTAAATTACAATAATATGCAATACGATGAAATTATAAATTGTCCCAAATCTGGAGGTGATTTATGTTATAGAGTAGAAGTTACTCCTGAAGTTACAAATTATTTTAGTATGTCATGTGGTTTTTGGACTAACTCATTAATGAAAGGTGATAGTGAGTTTTATAAAGAACAACTACTTACTTTACCTGAATTGTATAAAGATTTAGCTTGGATTGATTTAGATACAGAATTAATTTGGTTACCAAATCATATTAATATAGCAGAACAAGGGATGGTATTCGCCTATGGATTAAATACTGAAGATTGGAAATGGGCAGCTGTTAAAGCCCAAAAGCTAGATAAACCAGAAAAATCTAAAGACGGCAAGTTAATAGAATATAAACCTGATATGAATAGTATGAAATTATTCACAGAACGTGATTACATGGATGCTCTTTCGTATATTGGAGTATTACCAGAATAGATATGAAGATAAGTTATGCAATAACAGTTTGTAATGAATTAAATGAAATAACTCATTTATTAAATTTGCTTATAAAGAAAAAACGTAAGCAAGATGAAATAGTTGTTTTATTTGATAAAAAGAATGGTACACCTGAAGTTTGGAACCGTTTAACTGAATTAAAAGATGATGGTTGTTGTTCTTACCATGCAAAAACATTTAAACATCATTTTGCTGATTGGAAAAATCAACTAACAAAATTATGTAGTGGTGATTATATATTTCAAATTGATGCAGATGAATATCCACATGATAGTTTAATATCACAATTACCAGTTATATTAGAGGCTAATCCTGAGAATGAAGTATATTTAATTCCTAGAGTAAATACAGTTAAAGGATTAACTAAAGAACATATACAAAAATGGGGTTGGAATGTTAATGATAAAGGTTGGGTAAATTGGCCTGATTATCAATGGCGTGTTTGGAAAAATAAACCAGAAATAAAATGGGTAAATAAAGTACATGAAAAACTAGATGGACATAAAACTTATGCTACATTACCTGATATGGAAGGGTTATCATTATACCACCCTAAAAAGATAGATAGACAAATAAAACAAAACGAATATTATAACACATTATGATTAGTATTATAATACCAACATATAGAAACCCAGAATATTTAGATATTTGCTTACAATCAGCAATTAAATATCAAAAATATGAAAATGAAATTATTGTAGCCGTAGATGGTTATATAGAAGAAAGTCAACACATTTTAGATAAACATAAAGACAAAATTAAAGTACTAGATTTAGGAATGAATCAAGGCATGCAACAAGCACTTAATCTAGCTGTAATGAATGCTAGTAATGAAGTAATATTCATCGTTAATGATGATAATGTATTTTGTGCTGATTTTGATGTGGTTATTGAAAAAAATATTAATAATAGAAGCGTATTAACATTAAATCAAATTGAACCAACAGGTCCAGGTATTTTTAATTTCCCTGTAAAGGATTTTGGGCGTAACCCTAAAGAATTTGATTTAGAAGCATTTATAAAATATGAACGTTCTATAAAAAAAGATAAATTAACGGTTGATGGTGGTATATTCCCCTTTGCAATGTATAAGAAAGATTATATGATAGTAGGAGGGTTTGACGTTATGTATCAATCTCCTTTTATATGTGACTGGGATTTCTTTCTAAAATTAGATTTAAACGGTATTGGCTTTACTCGAACACATGAAGCGCACTTATACCATTTTGGTAGCACAGCTACAAAAAATGGGAACCAAGGTGAAATGTTTAAAGCAACAGAAGGACCTGC